ATATTGTCAAGATTTTTCTGAAATTTTTTCCAGAATTTTTATCGCTCGCTTATTTTTAAGTAACTGCACCAGCTCTTCCTTCGACTTCATCGACCCGATTTTATGCTTCTTCAGAAGCATCTTCAATTCCGCTCCTTTGATATTATCCCAATCGGCCTTCGGTTCCAGTGGCGCCAGCATCCGTATGAAATCCTCCTTGTTCCGGTAAATAGAAACTCTCCACTTTTTGGCAATGTCTTGCAATTGCTCCAAAGTCAGCTTTTCAAATTCACCAGCCTTCACCCATTTCCCGATTTGCTGTTTCTGGCTTCGTTTCTTATAGGCTTTTTCAGCTACTTCATCCGGAGACATCACAAAGACATCGGGCGTCTTTTCAGCCGCAATCGCCGCGGTGGATTCCGCTTCATCTTCCACCTCCGACAGCTTCTCTTTTATCCCTAGGCTTTCAGGATCTGCGAAGGTGCAACATCTACAGCTCGGGTGGCGTGGTACACTGGGTGCCTTATCCAGCCGGTATCTGTTGCCATCCAATTCTTGACAAGCCGGGCACATCCGTTTATCACCCACCGACATCCAAATCACATGAGTAACACCCACTTCTTCATAGAATTTATGCCGCCCTTGATTGTAAGCCCTTAAGATTTCCGTCCGCACTATTGTATCAGTTCGTAGCTGCGCAGTCTTAAAAACAGTCTTGCCCGCCCGGCGAAAATCCTCCGGGTCTGGAATAATTCCACCAATCTTTTCACTAATCTTGGCTATACTCTCGCCGGTAATTAACCCCACAGAAATCTGCTGCTTTATCCCCTCCGCAAGTTCGCGAGTCACATTCCCCAACAGCTGCAGTTCAAAATTCACTAAAAAATCCAGCGCCTTACGATCGACCAGACTGAACGCATCCGCCGCCATCTTCAACCGCTCCGCCTGTGAAAGACCAGCGTAAGTCGGCACTCCCATATCCGCCCATTCGTTCACCACATCATCAAAACTTTTCCGGTAAGCGCCGTTCATCGATTGCCGGGAAACTAATGACATCTCCTTGCGCAAATCTCTGGTAATCGAATCAATCTCCCGCTGAATGCCTTTTAACTGCGAACGGCGCACCTCCAGCCCTTTGGAAATAATCGACCGTTCCTTAATCCGCAACAATTCCGCTTTGACATTAGTCTCCGCCGATCGCAATGCACCGAACATACTTTTTACCTGTGCCTCAGTATAAAGATCACGGGAACGAACACTGCGCATCACCGCCTGGCGAATACGTTCTTTCTGTGATGCCGGGCTCATTCTTCTTCTACCTTGGCTTCACCGCCTTCATCGGTAAAAATCAAACATGCCGACTGTTCAAATTCCCGCTGTTCACCCGTCACGTTACACACTGCCTCCTCCATCTGGTAATAATTACACTCACCACAAATACGATCCTGTAAATCAACGGCTTTTGTCACCGGCACTTTTTGATAGGGCGAAACCCCTTCATTCAACTCATCAGAACTAACTTTCACCGATTCCTTTTTATCTTCAATCCCCAACATCTCCCGCGCCGTGGAAACCGATAATATACCCAGTTGCACCAGCGACACGATGTCTTTAATGTCCCAGGACATGTCGACCAACGTTCCCTCTTTGGATCTGTTAGATTTTTCTACATCAGGGTCCAAATCCATTTTCTGCTGCATGGTATGCTTGGAAATCAAATTACGATCATACATCTCAATCAACAGCTTCTTGACATCCACTTGATTAGTAAGGTCAATGTCAGAAAACATATACCGAACATGCTTATCGGCATACCCCTTCATCTCACGCCAGTCATCAAAAATCCAATCAAGAAGTTCCCGCGCTACCTGCTTGATCTCCTTCAGCATCACCACCATCTTTTGGAAGGCTAAAGAAGCGGTAGCAAAGTTGGGTCCATCGCCGGTGACTAAAGATTTAGCCACACCCAGGGCAACAATAACATCTTCCTTGACCTCCTTGACTTTAGCCTCGGTATTCAGCACCTGCCCTTCTGTGCCATAAGTTTCCGCTTTCACATAGAACGGCACCACCAGACCCGATTTCAAATCCATCTTATTGATCTGGTTCCGGGTAACTTCCAGCATCTTTTGTGTCGGCATTATCACCTTGTCACCGAACTTTCCACCGACTTGAATGAACCGCAAAGGCGTTGTCCACCGCTTGGCGATCGCTCGCTGCGCACGCCGCACCTCCAAACTCTTCTAAAATAACCGTGTTTTTCAAAGAAAATAATTGATATTTACAAGTGAATTCATTATATTTCCAATGCTGAACATCGCCTTATAATATTGGGATGAATTTCCAATATCATAATTATTATTCCCTTACAGGAAAGGGTGGACGCGAAAATCCACCCCTGAAAGTCATCCTGTAGGGGATAGGGTTGGCGATGTTCAGCGACATACCACACCCAAAAACTTTCAGGGGTTTTTTATGGATAAGATTTCTCATTTCCTCGAAGCCATCAACAAAAATAATATAAGCAAACAGGCATTTATAGAGGCTATTGAGCAGTTATCAAGGAGTTTTCCATCAAACTCTGAAGATTGTGATCGTGAAATTCTAACCCAAATTGAGAACCATTTGCGGCCGGTGTTCCTTGAAAGTCCTTGCTTAAAGCACGCTTTCCGTAAACCCTATGGTTATGCAGGTGATTATTATATGATGTATCTTATCCATTCAAATAATCCCACTGGAAATGGATTGGGCAAACTTTTCGATGCAGTCTTCTTGGAATCTATAACTTGCCAATCTGTAAGAGAACGCTCTAATATATTTGTGAATTCCATAAATGATTTGATTATTGCCAATGATAATCGACTGGAAGCTTTAATAGTGGGATGTGGTCCGTGCTATGAGTTGTTAAATTTCTTTAAAAAGAATGTGGATAGTTCGGGGGCTTTATCTTTCACATGTCTTGACCATGATTCGAAGGCAGTTAATTTTGCTCAGGAGCTTTTAGTTGGTACAAGTGCTGGTAATAATGTCAGATACATATGCTCAAACATTTTTAGATATGCCACTGACAAAAAGTATGATTTCATCTACTCAGCTGGTGTATTTGATTATTTAAGAGAATCATTGTTTAAGAAACTGCTTTCAAGATTACTCGATTTGTTGGCCAATGAGGGTATGATGGTTATTGGAAATCTTTCCAACAAGATGCCTATTATTGATATATTTACTATGGAATACATTCTTGACTGGAAGATACATCGCAGAGATAAGTCAACTATGAAAAATCTTGTGCCAGATTTAGACTCAGACTGTATCGAAACAATGGTGGACTGTCATGGAATTGGTAATTATTTGATAATTAAAAAGCTCAATCGGTAAACCAAACGCAGCACCCCTTCTTCATCTTCGCGCCAGATGGTCAACTCCGAAGGGTCGTTAGTATAGCCCAAATCGCCACCGACCCAGAACTTTCCTTCTTCCGGCACCAGCCCCATAATCAATTCCAGCCGAAGTCGAATCTCCTCCTCGCTATTACAATCATTCAATTCCTCGCCGGTAATATTCACTAATCGGAAAGTCTTCATGTCCCGCTGGCATCGCTTGAACTGGTCGTGATTGAAAGCGCCGTATGAAGGCTTCCCATGTTCACCCAACACCTCATGCTGAAATCCCGCCGAATCCCGACCACCGTAAAACACCTCCAAATCATCGTCCCGCTCCGCCGTCCAATTCGGATTAAGCATCGACGGCCAATGAAACACCGTCCACTTGCCAATCTTGTTTTCCGTATAAAAGAAATACTTTGTATTGCGCATCCCGTTAGGATTGGAATAGACCCGCATCCGACCGTTGATATTCAAACACTGCATCAACGCCTGCCAGGCAAGGTCCGGCAGCCACACCGCCTCATCGACCCATATCCGGTCAACATGAAGCGACCGGAAAGCTTTGCCCTTGTCACCGCCGGGACGAAAATAAAGCATCGTGCCGGAAATAAATTTAATCTCATAATACGGCTTTCGCTTAACCGCATCATGCCCGGTCGATTTCACCGCCACCGACTCCTGCAATATCGGATTTTCACCAATCTGGAATTCCAGTTCATCAATCAGGGTATCAAGATGCCCTTGATGTGGCGTCGCTATCAATCCCTTGCTATTCTTCGTGGTGAAAGCAAAGTGTAAAATATCAGCAACGACACACACGCTCTTTCCCACTTTCCGACCATCGCGGTGAATGATATACCGATCCCGGCAACGCAAATCCTCCGCCTGATGTTCCCAAAAATTCCGCAAAGTCCCGTTCCTGTTCCTCTGCAAATATTTAATGTATTTAATACTTGCTTTTTATATTTTTTTTATAAATTGTTCTTTGGAGAAACTCTTGCAAAAGTCGATTGATTTCGTGAATGACTAATCACAATAT